TACAGCTGATCAGGTGCAAGCGCACCAGCTGTTGATAGCTGGGAGAGCATATTTGAGCGCAGTTGTTCTTTGGAATACCCCTGCTTAATTTGCTCCACCTCGGCTTCTTTTTCGGCCAGACTTGCCTTTAGCGAGGAGATTGTGGTTTGCGCGTCGTCCCACAGCGTTTTGTATTCGCCGGATTCGGCCAAGCGTGCTTCTTCCGCTTGTTTCTTTGCGGATTCAATGTCGCTCAGCTGTTGTTGGAGCTTGTCGCGGTTTTCCTTGTCTTTGCGGCGTTCGCTAATTAGCTCGGCGTTTTTTGCTTTGAGTGCGTCGAGCTGGCTTTGAAGGTTCGTAAGGTCAGCCACAGGCTGCTCAGCGGCACTCTCCACAGGAGAATTTGCTTGCTGTTCTTCAGACACGGGACTTTTGTATTAAAGCAATACTATTCTACAGGGTTCTCATTAACTACATCAGACGATGCTGGTGCGGTAATCTTCGCTGCCTCTTGTTGAATGTTGGTGTCGTCGGGCAGAATTTCGCCACGACGCAATACTTCCAGCAGCATTTCGTCGCTGATCTTGCCGTTGCTGTTGAGGTCAGACAGCACCGCAATGTCTTGGCCGATGAGGCGGTAGTAGTCGAAGTCGCGGTCGATGCGAACTTTGGGTGGTTCGATTCCCACGTACCGGGCAGCAAGTTGGTACGCCTGATTCAGCGCACTTTCCAGCTCTTGACTGATGATTGACAACACTGAGTTGCCTTGTGCTTGGTCGATGCGCTTGGCCTCGGCAGATTCAGCTACAAACTTTTGGCCCAGCAACTTAGTAACACCCAGCGTGGACATCTGTTGTTCAAGTGACTGCAACTCTTGCATCTGCGCGTCGAAGCTTGTTGCGTCAGCCTGCACGTAATACGCCTTGTTGCCAGGCGTCATCGCAATCGCGTAATTAACGCCCATCGTTGCCGATCCAAGCGTGTCGTCCCAGCCCTCAAGTACAAGAGTGGGCATGGCGGCGATGTGGAGCGCGTGGATTAGGTCGGCTTGGCGTTGATAGTGGGTGATGTTGAGGTTGGCGATGTCGAGCAGTGGCGGTTGAGAGCGCAACATGCCCCGGCGGTTGCTGTAAATGGGCACCACTGGAATTTCGTCCAGGCTGAAGCCCCCGGTTTGGGAAAATTCGACGATGTCTTCGCCCAGCGTGTACAAGTCATAGCGGCCTGGGTAGATGACCCGCATTTGCTCGACTTGCTCTTCACCAAAATCGTTTAGAGGACGGGTGGCGTACTCGTGGATTCGGATTTGGGTGAGGGGGCTGCCGGGCATTGTGTAGTCAGCCTGTCGCCATCCCCAAATTTGTGCTGCGTCAACATGCACGAAATAGGGGCGACGGCCCATCGCACGCTCTTCAGCCAAATTGCGTGCCCCGGTTGCGGCGGGGTAGTCCACAAGAATTGCGCTATGGCCGTAGGAAAGGCTGCTAACCAGGGCACGACGCGCATATTCATTGATGTTTGAACCGATGCCGTCGATATTCTCGCTTAGTTCGAGCCAGTAGTCATCGCCTTCAATGTGGATCGGTTTGCGGAGAATCGCTCCAGCGGCACTTTCAATTAGGCGGCTGGTGTAAGGAGAAAGGACGCTGCGGTCAATGCGGGTTTGGTAGGCGTCGTCGTCTTCTCTCGGTTCTTGCGGTAGAAATTGCTCGCTTAGATCGCGGATGTAGTTAGTGCCACGGGTGACGGCAGCCATGACCTGCCAGTCTTCCATCATTGCGATGACTTCTAAGTCACGCACGAAAGGCGACTCGCTGACCGAAGCGCCGGTTGGGGGGATGTTTGCGCTGTAAACCACGGTCAGTTGCCTACTTTATTGTTATTTTGACAGATGCTTACCACTTCACCCGATTGGCCCAATAAGCCGCAGACATCTTGCCTTTGGCGATGTTCTTTGCGTGGCGTGCTTTAAAAGACTTGTTGCGGGCCGTACCAGCCGGACTACCCTTGACGCCTTGTTGGCCAAAGCGGATAAGTTTTACTTTGTCGCCTTGTTTTGCTAAGACAGCGTGTGATTTTTTTGGGTGATTGGGAGTGCGCTTGGGCTTGTTGTAACCGGAAAAGGTTTCGCTGCCTCGTTTAATCGCCATCGTCTTCCACCGAGATCATGACTTCTATACCTGATGCTAGACGCACCATCAACCCAGCGAAGTCTTCGACATCGTTGGGGGTCATGAAAGTAAAGGTCGCCACTGTGCTGTGGTTGTCTGCATCCACTTCGATGTGTTTGCAGTAACCGGGGACGATCCGAGTTCCCATTAGGTTTTCAGCACATAGCTCGAACTTGTGGTGTTGTAGTACAGCTCACCAGAAGACAATCCACCAGTACCAGCAGCTGTGTCATCGGCGTATTCATCGATGCCAAGCAGGGTTCTGAGGCTGTCTGATGCAAGAGTAATCGCTTTAGGATGATAGGTCTTGTTAGTGCTGTCGTAGGTGAGAACGTCGCCGTCTTGGGGATCTTCGTAAGCTTCCCACGGCAAAACCAGGCGAATGCTACCCGCTGCCTGAAGTGCCTCTATCTGTCCATGGGCACCAGCGCAGTACCATTGCACATACCCAGCCTGCAGTCCAGGGTTCGATGTGATTGGAATCTTGTAAAGAACTCCGTCAGCCCAAGCGTAGAAGAATGGCTTACGGGCTCCTCCGATAGCGCCCGTATAGATTGCATTGTGCAGATCTGTAACGTTGCCATCCTTGTCGTTCGGCCAGATGCGGATTAGCGGATCTCCAGTACCTGTATAACGAACTGCGTATTCACCGTTGCCAGTAGGAGAACCAGGAGCCCCAGCTATAAAGGTATCGTAAACATGGCCTTGTGTGCTGGATGCGGTTAAGAGCCTGTCGTTAGGTTTGATGTCTCGGACGACATCTCCGTTGATAGTTTCATACGAAGTGAGGTCAGCTTTTAGGGCTGCGTAATCACCTTCGACAGGTCGAGTAAACGTAAATTCAAGCGTATCTCCGACAGCTAAAGTGGTGCTGTTTACGTTAAATTGAAAATAGTTCCCCTGTTTCGCAGGAGCGGTTGCGGCTGTATAGGTTGTATCTGTGCCGTTGCGCTTTACAGTGAAGTCGCCAGCAGAGGTAATGTCATCCGGCAGAAGCAGATCTTTGCCCTCTTTGGATTTTTCGTGGAACCTCCACAGCATCGGAGACGAGGTGCGGATCGTAGCATCACCGGGCGAGGCAGGGTTGGTAGCGTTGTTGCCGTAGTAGGTTACTTCATAGGTAAATGTTTCAACCCTATTGTTTTCGATACCGCCTTTATCAGCAGGTTTGAATTTTGAAGTTGTTGTGTCGTAAGTAAGGACCGTGCCGTTTTTAGGTGTGCCTTGACCCGTACCTACAATCCTGATATAAAGCTCACTGTCTGTAGACGGGTTAAAGATTGCTCCGCTAGCAAAGTTAAATACACCTTCAGATACCCACTGATAAGCTTTGCCAACACTAAGAGTAAGGTCTGTATAAGCTTCTCCGTCAGAAGACACTTGGACAGTAACGCTTGTACCTACAAGTGAATCCCAAAAAGTTCTAAGATCATTGCCGTCTGCGTCAATGTAGTATAAATATGTTGAGCCATACTTGGTAGCCGCCTCACCTGGGCTGTTGTAATAAGCACCAAAATTGCCTGTATTGTTGCTAAGAGCGTCAAAGCGGAAAACAATATCTGGCGCTTGGTAATCAGTAGCCGACTGAATAGTGCTGCTGCTGCTAGATGCACCGGCACTAGAGCTAGCGAGTTTGTTGGGGCTAAGAGATTTCATGACTTACCTCACTTGCCTCCGATGACTGTAGCCACAGAAGGGCTACCGCCTGAGAAACTTACGAGGCGCAGCCTTACAAAATTCACTGGAGCGTAAAGCACGTATCCAGTAGTTCCGTCAGCAGTGATCGTGTAATCTGATTCGTCTTCCGCAAGATTCATGTAAGACGTGCCATCGACGCTGCCTTCGAGGCGGATGACTACGTTTGTACCGATGCCGGATACCGTGACTTGGAAGGTGAGGTCGGTTGCTTTGACCTCTACCGCTGGGGTAACGCCTACCGCCGTTAGTGCTGTAAGCGGATGGGAGTGAAAGGCAAAAAGTGCCATTGCACGGTACGCGCTACTTCTTTCTTAAAGCATACCGTTTCTTACTTTTTACGCTTGGGTTTGCGCTTTTTGGCGGTTTTAGCGGCGGCTTTGAAGTTGGCGGCGGTTGGTGCGCCTTTCGTTCCAGGCTTTCGCATCTTTTCGCCAGATCCTGCAGCAATGCGTTTGCGCTTTGCTTGAATGTTTGCGTATAGGCCGCGTTTTTTAGGCATGGATCTGGCGACTCTTAGCCCTATTTTACTTCTTCTTGGTGCCCTTACCTTTGGGCTTTTTCTTACCGCCGTGGCCGTAGTGTCCGGGCATTAGAAACACATCAGGTGATATAAGGCCAACCTAGCTCGATGTCGGCGTTCCAGGCATCGTCGCATGTGGGGATTTGGGTGATGTGCTTATTGAGAAAGGTTTTCAATAGGGCTAGGGGGATGTCGAGTTCTTTGGCTTTTTTGGCGACGTTTGTTTGGCCTCGGTAGAGGAGACCGAGGGCTTCTTCGAGTTGTGGGGTGATTACCAGACTCGATAGTTGGTGCTTCCCATGGTTTCCGGTTTCGCCAGGTTGAATACTTGCAGGCATAAATAGCCGAGGGCGTCAAATGCGTGGTCAACACCCAAGTTCTTGTTGGGGAGACCCGTTCCAGGAGCGTAGGTCAGGGTACGGAGTGCCTTGATTAGTTCTTTGCAGCGGGGGTGGATGAACATGCGGCGCGTTCCAGTCGCATCGAGGAGGGCGGTGTTGACGCAGGTAATTTTGTCGCGGATTTTCCAAGGGGCGCGGGGGGTGGAGACGGTGAAGCCGGATTTGCGGAGGATGCTGTGGTCGGTGGTGCCGACACCTTGGGTTTTGCGGGCTCCGCCAGTGGGGTCGGGGCAGCTGATGATGCGACGATCCACGCCGTAGCGGTTTTGGACCTCTTCGCAGAAATCCCAGGTGGTTGCGCCGCCGGTCATGATGATTTCGTCGAAAATCCAGAGCACGTCGCCTTTTTTGACGGCGCAAATGCCGGTCATGGGGTCAACGTTGAAATCGACGCCAAGGAGTAGCGGTAGGACTGGTAAGTCTTTTACATCTTTGGAGATGTTGTCATCAGCAAAACTTATGGCAACTAGGCCGCTGAGGTTCTCGAACGACGCTTCGAATTCCTGGCGGAACGTGCGCGAATCAAGTTGAGCGCGGGCTGCGGCGACTTCTTCTGGTGGGACGTTGCCGCCTTGGATGGTTGTGTAGCACCATCGCTGCCAGTCGCCGGTTTTGTCTTCTGGGACATAACACCACATGTCATAAAACCAGCTTGCCGTTCCATCCGGTGTGCTGATGAAGAGTGCCCAGCCTTGTTTGTCGGCTAAAGCGGGGCGGATGACTTCGAACCAGACCTCGGAGTCCATGAAAGCCGCCTCGTCGAGTACTACACCAGAGAGGCTGCGGCCACGGAGGGCCATGGCGTTTTCCGTGCCTTTGAGTTCGATGGTCGATTCGTTGATGAGTTCGAGCTTGAGGTCGGTTTCGTTTTTGCTGCGGATGTATTGCGGTGGGACGATCTTTTTTAGTACCTTCCAGGCGATGTCTTTCGCCATGCGGTACGTGGGGGCGCAGTAAAAGAAGGTTTCGCCGGGACGTGCCAGGGCCTTGGTGAAGAGTTCGATGCAGGCCAGGTAGCTTTTGCCGAAGCGGCGGCCTGCGACGAGGACGCGAAAGCGTTTTTTGCTATAGAAAACTTCGGATTGGGCCTTTTTGAGGCTGATGTCAATCGTTGTGCTCATTTTCTACGTCGATTACTTCGGCTTGGGGTAGTTGGGCGGCGTCCGATCCAGTGATTTCGTTGGGTGGTTCGACGGTGACGCGGATTTCAGGCAGGGAGCTGGTTTGTTCGGGCATGTCGCAGCCCACTTGACGTGCCAGGGAGTCGAGGACGTTGGCGGCGGTTTGCATTTGGCCGCGTTTCATGGCGGCATTAAAGAGGCGTTGGCGTTGCATGAAGATGCGACCGGCCATTTTGGTGCGTTCGCGCTCGAAATCTTCTGCGACGAGGTCGTAGACGCCTTTCCAGTCGCGCCAGGCAGTGGCGATGCCGATTTGTTCCTTGGCGGCGTGTTCTAGTACGAGTTGGCGGACGGGTAGACCTTCGAGTTGGCGCTTGTAGAGGCGTTGAATGCGGGCTTGTTGGGCTTCTTTGGTGCTTTTTGGGCCGAATGGTCGCTGCCTTTTTATTTCATCTTGCTTTTCTGCTTCGTCTTCAAAGCCGCTGTCGTATTTATTAGCGGTGTCTTCCGCCATAATTTGTTGCATTCCGTTTTCACTTTATCAACTTGAGTGAAAACTAGCGCACTTGTATTATTTTTGCCTAGCGGTTTACGTTCCAGGCAAACTTGACCCCTGCCCGCCTACTACAGTATGATATAGGGGTAGTACACTAGTGATTTTTGATGATGTTTCAGTAGGTTCCCCCCACCTTGCTGCTATTGAGAATCAATCGCAACTACACCCCCACCTGACCCATAAGCCAGGCTGATGAGTCGCGCATGACTGGTCAGTTTATCCAATAATTAAATCGGCACAACAAAGGAGGTTTGGAGGTTCACAGCAGCGGGCTGCTGTAGTACACTTAGGGCACCGAAGCGAAGCAAACCAGCTGACCTCCGGCGCACCTTGAAAACTGCATAGTGGGCGCTGCGTTGCGCCGTTGCTGCCGTCAGTAGGCGCTGAAAAGCCGGTCCGTCAGGATGCCGGGCGCTGCACCGAACCACCGCACCAGTCTTCCCGATTGGTAACAGGCAACGGCAACGCGTCAGCAATCCACAAACCTAGTTCATTCTGATTCTCACTCAATCATGAAGACGACTCACACGATCTCGCATGACGTCAGCAACGCCAGCCTGAGCCTCTCAAGCCATGGCCTGTCCGTTGTTGATACTGTCTCGCGCGATACCGTAACGGTTACGGGTCTTTCCCGTGTACAAGTTGCTAAGGAGTTGCGTTGGTGGCTTGACATCCATGCCTGCTCTCACGATGAGGGCGAACGCGTGGAGATGCTCAAGGCACTGCACAGGATGCAGGAGTCTCTCACTGACGCAATCAACAAGCTCTCACCCGAGAGCGAGGAGGCTGCAAAGTGAGACACATTGTTACTCGTTACCACGGCGTTCAAGTTGGCTGGCTCCCATACAGGGAGGCCAGTCGGCCTCGGCTCAAGGCAGATGCAGAACGGCTAGCCGCTTTCCTGCGGCGAATCGATCCGCTCCACTGCTATCGAGCCACGGCTCTTGAACCTGATCTCCCTAGTTTTCTGTGACCATGACCTTCACTGATACAGAAAGGCGCGTTATCGGTGATGGACGGCGGGCACTTCTGCCCGTTGTTCATCACTGGGTTTCCAGGGACGAGTACAGCGATGAACTTATGTTCGATGCTGCCTATACCTGGATTCACCAGGAATCCGATTTAAAGGATGAAACGAAAGCAGAAGAATGCGCCCATCAAATAACAGATTGGCTCACTGCTCTCGTTCCACCTGATAAACGCCACGAATACAGTTCGTGACAACAAAGCCAGGACTTTACATCCTGGCTAAAACTTTCTTCTTCTAATCATGGTTGCTGAAACTTACAACGGCTGGGCTAATTACGAGACCTGGAACGTTGCCTTATGGCTCCAGAATGACTACGGCTTTTATGCCATTGCATCATCATGCCAGGACTACACACATTTTGTGTCATTCTGCGTTGAAGATTGCATGGTAAAAGCAACACCGGACGGCGTTTATTTTGACGATCCAAGTCTTAATTACGCCGAACTGGATGCAATGATTCTGGAGCTGGCATGACCTACAAATTTGAATGGTCACACTGCCAGCAATGGTGTGACGCTGACGTTCCAGCCTATGAGTGGTTCACACAACCGCTCGCAGTGCCGAACTGCGGCGTATATGCAATCACCATGAAAGCTTCACAGGATGACATCTGCGTCATCCTTGAAGAGACGATCCAGGGCACCTTATGGGTCATCGGTCGCTTCCCGCGCGGCTGCTGTACCCGAGAGGACAATCAAGCCAAGATCCACGGCATACGCCGTTACTGTGACTGGGCCATTAACACGATCCACACAGACTACGGCTCGATGGCAGGGCTCCCACTGTCGGAACTTTGCCTTGATGGCTGGGACAACATCTGGTGAGCCCTTCGGGGCTCCCCTTCTCACCTGAAAATCAATGACTAAGTACAAGGACCATTATCGGAACCCATACGTTCCACCCGTAACGCCAGCACAGCTAAGGGCAGTGGGGAAGGATCCTGACTGCCTGTACTGGTCAGCAGACTTCCACTGCTGGCGACTGACTGGTGATTGGATCCGCCCGTATGCTTCAACCGGCAGACAGCTGGCGGAACTCAAGCTAACGATCCACCCTGAAGCCTGAGCCCCTACGGGGGCTTCTTTCTCCAAACAATTATGAGCGAACCGATTAAGCGGGTTAATTTAAGTTTTGAACAGCATGAAATGTTGTTAGAACTTATCAAAAACAATCTTCCGGAAGATCCAACTTCAAACGAGTTCGAGTTGTTTTATACAACTCTGCTAAAACTGAAAAAAGCTCCAACGTACCAGACAACATCTAGCAAGACTAAAAAAGTAAACGAAGCCCCCAAATAAGGGGCCTTTTCGTTCCGGTCATTCGCCGTAGTAGAACTGCTCACAGAACCAGAGCAAAGCATTAGTGTCAATGTCATAGCTTGATTCGGTCCACGGCTTGAACCAGTCTTGATGTTGCATGACTGGCCGACAGCCTGATTGCCAAGCAACCGACCCACGATCCAGCTGGCCGATGATGCGGCAGGAAGGGCCGCCCCAGGAGATCAGAATCTGAAACTCTGCGGGTTCGTCAGATTCACCGGGGAAGTGCCAGTCAGAACGAACCGTTACGCTGAGCGGCATTTCGTTGGCATAGTCAGTGATGGCCTCATGCAAGGTCTCAGGCGTGCCGGTCTTAGCGTCCCAGTCAAGGTCATCCAAAACCGAGTGAGCCTCAAGCGTTAGCGGTGTCTCTTGATCCCCGTCCCAGCAAGACAGCTCATAGAGGGCCTCAATGGTCTGAGCATGGCCGGTAGCGTTGGCTTCGGCGTGGTTGTGGTCTGTTGTCATAGCCTATGGGTGTGGCGTCCCACCAATATGGCCCACGTTCCAGGCAGTCGTCAAGCGGTGTCCGAGAATCCAAATTCGTCCAGGAATTCCGATTCTGTTGTGATAGGGTAGCGATGTTCTGCTCCCGCTACTATGGGAACCACACCGACCATAGGCAGCACGCCTTTCGCAAGGCTGCCAATCCAGCAAGTATTCGACCTTGCTGAGGCTTCTGACGCTTCCTCCATTGTCACCGGCACGGCACTCCACTACTTGCGGACGGTTGCCCGTAAACAAGCTTGGGAACTTTTCCACGCCGACAACAAGCGAGGAACGTTCCAGGTAGAGGAGTCTGCGGTTATTCGTGGCCGCAAAGTGACCATCAAGCTTTTTATCAGTGTTTACGGTGCCGTCTATTGCACCCGCTGGGCTGTTGATGGCTGGTCATGGACTGCCGCAGAAGTAAACCAAACCTTTGGCTTCTGAAGTGGCAACGAACCAGGAAATAGAGCAGCGTCACTCCGTCATCCGTGGATGGCTTGAGACCGGTGCGAGCCACTCAACAGTGGCAACCATGATCAGTGCCCGCTTCGGCCTGAGTCGCTCCACTGCTTATTCCGATATTGCCAAAGTGCAAGCCACCATCGACGCATCCGATGACGGACCAAGCACTGAGGAAACCTCAGAACCCGACCTGAATGGCGTCCTTGGGATGCTTCAGCACCAGTTCAACATCGCAGCCGCTAACGGTGACGTACCAGCCATGACCAAGCTTGTCGGTGCGATCGACAAAGCTAAAAAATGGCAAGGCTATGCGCTAACGATCCAGGGATCAGCCAACAACGGTTACGTCTGAGGCTGTGCTACAGTAACCAAGTCCACCCATGACCCCCATGAAAATCACTTCAGAGCATTTTGCACAGCTAAAAACAGCCGTCACTGAAACGCACCAGTGTTGGGGAGAACGTATCAAGCCAACTTGCCAGGGTGCTAACGATCCAGCCAAACGCTACAGGTGGGACTTACTTAACTGCGCTACACGTTTAGGTGTGTTGCCGATCACTTGGGTTTGTGACGAACTTTACCCCTATTTAAATGATGACAACATTGACACTGCGCTAAGGAAAATAATGAAAACTCTTTAGGCAGCTAACCCCTCGAAGTAGGTGCGGCAGCGGCAATCAAAACGCTTCTCCGCACCAAACAGCTCTAGTTGGGTTAACTCGCGTATCTGTGGCGCTCCAGTGCGTCTGGCGATGACGATATACGCTCCAGCTGCTTGGATACCTGTTAAGTGTTTTAGGCCGAGGCTATAGGCACCGCACTGATCCACATAGTTGCTGAGCATCTCTTCGCTTCTCTCGCGTTGCGATGTTTTCCAATCAACTATGAATGGTCCCTTGCCTTGAATGTCCAGTAGGGCATCTGCCGTACCAGCCATCCCTAATGGGTGGTAAATGCTGAATTCGACGGCATGAATGGCGGTTACGTTCTTACCGATCCAGCCGCGTAGGCCGCGTGCATAGCCTGCTGCGCTCCAGGGGACTCTAGGTGCCCCTTGAATGGCCCTTTCGATACCCCAGGAGGTGATGGAGCCAGGGCAACGTTCCAGGCCGTCTGAATGGGTTTTCCAGACGTTGCGTTTGTTGGCGGCTTTGCGGGCTAGTTGTGCGCCGGTTTTGAGGATGTATTCCGCGTGGTTGTGGCTGAGTGTCCCACGTGTTGCAGCGGTTTCCCGATCTTGTTCGCTACCTGGACGAGCCAGCCAACGTTCCAGTGCTTGCTTTTGGTGGGGCGGTGCTGTGGCGCCAAGAATACGTGTTACTGAAAAATATTTGTTGCCTTGGTCGTCCCAGTACAAACGACCGTTTGGGTCAGTTTGGTCGTCTCTTTTAAGACTCGATTTGCGTAATCCTGCTAATGCGTTCTGCTCTGAACTTTTCATATGCTTGGCTTGCCTGTTCTACTGTAGGAAAACTCGTGAGTTTGCAATTTTGGCATATTCACTACTTAGCTCATACCCGATATAGTGCCTTTCGAGCATCTTTGCGCCAACCAGTGTGGTTCCGCTGCCACAAAATGGATCGAGAACAATCTGTCCTTTTTGGGTAGTAAGTTCAATTAGTGCCTTCATCAGTCTTACTGGCTTCTGGGTTGGATGGTATCCGCTTTCACCAGATGCGAAGCCCGAAGTCAATACATTATCTGGACGCTTCTCATAGCGAAGAAATGCATCCTCATTGTAGGCGCCTACCCCGTGAGCGAGAACATTGTCGGCAATAGTCGTACCAATCTTGTAAGGCTTTGTGAACCATAGGACTGGCTCAAATATTGGCCTTAGATTTCCCACTCTCCACCCATCCCATCTGCAAGAGTTGACATCATCACCTCTTCTTTCGTAAACGATGCTAACTCTTTGAGCTCGGTGAGGCGCCCTTTGCCTCATCCATGAGAACATATCTTTAAAGCTAAATCCAGCATCTTCAAGGGCACTTATGCATCGGTGAGCGTAACGCCTGCCTGCAAATATAAACACAGATCCGCCTGGCTTCACAACTCTGAGCCATTCAGAAGCCCATGTTGAGCACCAGTCATAATATTCTTTGGGAATTCGCCTATCGGCTTCGGACCAGCCGTTGATCGGTTTACCCCGTTTTTTAAATACAGCACCTGCCTTTTCTTGACCAGGGCTTGATCCTAAGAAAGCAGAGTTTCGGTTATCATGCAATACATCCCAGTCATCCATGCCAATCCCATATGGGATATCACTTAGGATGAGATGAACAGAATTGTCTGGAAGTGATTTGATCAGCTGGATTGAATCACCTTCTTCAATGGTGTCTAACATATCGTTAATGTCAATCATCGGATCTCCAGTACCCCAGTGTCGGCAACATTGTTGATAACACGTATTTTACTCTCGATCTTTCGAGATACGTACCAGCTCTTCTGTAAGGGGTAGGTACTCAAAGTTGCCCCACAGCTCAGCACAAGGGGGCGTGGGTTTGTAGGCTTTTGGCATCAGTCAGTTGGTTTGGCTGGTCAAGGTGGAGGGTGTTAGCGCACCGCTCCACTGCAATCTTAACTAAGCCTTGTGGTCTAGAGGCTTGCCGATTTTGTTGGCTATTCCGACGAACCAGTCAAGTTTTTGTTCGTAGAACTGACGCCGTAGTTTCCAGTAGGTGGGAGTGGCTATGAAACACGCCGCCAGCGTTGTCCCGATAAACGCGCCAGTCGAAATCGGTTCCGGAGTCATCACGCACCAGGGAACTTTTTCGTAACTTACTCAGCTTGGCTTGTGCTTCATTAGCCATGTTTGCGTTAGCTGATTTACTTTTGGTGGGACTAGATGGTGTGAGCTTACCCAGCCAAATTCATCGCCAACTGATATACGCACCATGCCGTCATCTGTATTGGTAATGACGGGTTCAGGAATTCTGTGTTCGGCCATACGTTCCATGGTTTTTATACAGCTCGTATAGACCGCAGAAGCGTCCATGAAAGGGGTGTTCCCGCATATATCGCAGGTCTGCTTGGTAAAGCATTTCCATATATGCCACTCTGCTTCGTTGCTCTTGGACGTCTTCTGCTCCGTAGGCCATGCAAATACTATTTCCCAAGTTGATATTACCAATAAAAAAGCCACCGGCAATGGCTCCGGTGGCTAAGTACCCCTTACGCACCAAGGTAAACCAATTAGCGGGTGTAGCACACACCTCGGTAACAAAGGTTGGCAGTCTTGGCGATGGCGTTCTGTGCAGTTTGAAGTGCTTGCTTCTTCTGCTGCTGCTTTTGAATGAGGCTGAGGACGTTCATGGGTTTGGTAGCAACGGTTACTAAATAGCGTATGGAATCTTAGCTTGGCGTGGTGTTCGTCCCAGCACAAGTTGCATATATTTGTGTTGTATCACTGTTAAGGCTATGAATGGCTCTGTGATCAAAGCTTTGTGGCTTTCTCTACTGATTGGTGTGGCAGCTGGTGTTGTATTGAGCTTTCAAATTGACGCTCCACGCCTTACTGATGAGCA